CACTCATACGAGCACAAAAACTCTTGCGGCGTTTGGCAGCTTTTGATCCAGGCTTTAATTTACTAGGTTTGGTAGTAACTGCTGTTTGCAATTTGCTGCCTGGATTTTCTCTACGATATGCTTTTACTGCTTTACGGCTCATGCCAGATGTTTTGTCTTTCTTGTTGACTTTGTTCCAGTCTTCATCTATATTTTGCTGAAGTGTCCCGTTATTATCATAGTAAGTTGACCTGCCTAAAAATTTGTTAATTAAATAAGTCTGAGCGTCTTTAAGACTATTATGATTCATTTGTTTTATGAATCTACCAACTTTTCTTCTAGTTGTAAAGGGAGGTTGACCTGTCCTACTATATATGTGTCCTATCTTTTGACCATCGTGCATAAATTCATATTCTTTCCACGGGTCTTTTGCTTCATTCATACCCGGTTGACCAATTGGAATATTAGCAATATCATTTACAGTAATATTAACTAAATTAGTTGTTCCATTTGCTATACGGGCAAATTGTCCTTGATTATGTAAATTCATCATTACATAATAAAGATATTTTGGGTCAAGAACATCTGTTCTTACAACTTTAACTCCAATCCTTGATGGATCAAATTCTTTGACAGGCTTACCCACAGTCTTATCACTACCCTTACGCACTAACCAAAAGTCAGCGTCTGGCATATTAGTAGCAATTTTTGCTATGTCTTTTAGTCTGGTTCCTGAACTCTCTGATATAATTTCGGTAAATCTCATTTTGTTATCCGTAAATAGTTGACTTTATTGTGTAAATATGTTACACTACATCTATTATTTATCACTTTGGACTATTACTTTGACAAATCAATCTATCAAACGCATCGGCTTTGCTTGTAAATGGGCAGAAATCAACAGTAAAGGCGAGATTGTCTCTGCTGAAGGCCTTAACACAGGCGGTACAACTCAAGCATGGGCAAAACGTAATAACCGTAGTGTAGTGGAAGAAAAGATTATGGATGTTGCTAAACGCAATATTATGAATACTCACGCATTGGTTAAGCGTGTTGCTACATTAGAACCCGAATTGCGTATGGTTCGTCTTACTAGTGATATGCTTAGTTTTTATACTATGGATGGATACAAAGAATTTTGGCAAAGTACTGATGTACAAAATAGTTTACAACGATGGTTTGCACCCATCGGCGAGACAGCTAGAGCAAATGATGTACGTCTTTCATTTCATCCCGATCAATTTGTAGTTTTAGCAAGCGACCGTGATGAGGTAGTAAATAAGAGTATAGAGGAGTTTGAATATCATGCAGATATGGCCAGATGGATGGGGTTCGGTAGAAATTTCCAGGATTTTAAGATTAATATACACATATCTGGGCGTAGAGGCCCACAAGGAATCAGAGATGTTTACGGAAGACTCAGCCCCGAAGCAAGAAACACACTAACACTAGAAAATGAGGAATACACACATGGACTTACAGACTGCTTATCATTATCTGATCTCGTACCTACAGTCATGGACATACACCATAATTGGATACGTGAAGGAGAATATATTTCCGCAAATGATGACCGGGTTAAGATGGTTATTGATAGTTGGCGCGGTGTTAGGCCTACTTTACATTACTCCGTCAGCCGTGAAGATATACTTGTCGGACATCCCGGATCACAATTACCCTCTCATGGTGCGTTGATTGAAGCAGGACATAGTAAACAGAAGCTTCGGGCACATTCCGACTACTATTGGAACGATGCTGTGAACGATTGGGCATTGACATTTATTGATAACTTTGATATGATGTGTGAATCAAAGGCAAAGAATCTTGCCAGCTTTAAACTATACGAAAGATACAAATGTTTGAAAAATTAAAGAACTTATTTAAGAAACAAGAGGATGCCCCTGTTGTTAAGAAAGAGCCTAAGCCTAAACAAGTTAAAGCTAAGACTGAACTTACTGAAAAAGAAAAAGCAACGGCGGCAGGTGAACCATACATTGCTATTACTAAGGTAGAAATCAATCCTGAGAATATCAATGATGGTGCATTTGATTTAGATTTCAATGACAAGTTTGTATTGAATCTTATCAAAGCAGGTTATAGACAACGTGAAGATGATACAGATGTAATCATAGTTGATAGATGGTTTCAGACAGTATGTCGGAATGTAGCATTAGAGATGTATGAACAGCAGGTAGCTGATCCGGAGAACCGTACAGAAAGCCGTGATGCAAGAGTTATTCGTACAAAAGATTTAGGTAACGGTAGAACAGAGGTAAGTTAATTATGAATGATATGTTTGAATATATAGATTACATTGAACCAATTGAATTACCCGAACAACTTCAAAAATCTGATAAATTTGATCCTCAATTTTTACATGAGTTAGTTAATAATTTACATGAAAGTGAGACTGAATCAGTCAGATCCTTTATGATTAGGGAAATTGTAAAAGATAATAACAATAAAGGTGCATTTTGGGAATGTGTGTTGGCTAAACATATGCCACATACTATTAGGTTACTGCATAATGCGTGGCATAAGGATTTTTCAGACGGCACGGATGCTAAATTTGCCAGTGCTGTACGATACGAGTCCGGTGCATATCAAGCATCTATTGGCATAGAAAATAAAACAGGAACACTAAGAGTTTGTATGATTGCGCCCGGCGTCGAGTCACGTAGATTATTCTTTATGTTAATTCCATATGAGTTTTATTCTACCCGAAATCCTAATAGTCCTTTAAAAATTACCTTTGAGAACTTTAGGCCTATTGGTGAAATATGGGATAAGTATCGCTGTTCATGGGAAGGGGTAATTAGTCCTATCTTAACAGTTGACAATAATACACAAATAGTGTATACTGATGAATATCAACTTTTAATAGATTCACATGAAGTACGCACTTATTGATACAGCAAACACATTCTTCCGTGCCCGTCACATTGCATCACGCAACAGTGATACATGGGAAAAGATCGGAATGGCACTACATCTTACACTAGCATCGTGTAATCAAATAGTTCGCAAATTTGGTATTGACCACGTGGTGTTCTGTTTAGAGGGTAGAAGCTGGCGTAAGGACTATTACGAGCCGTATAAGAAAAATCGTGTTGTGGATACGCAAGCACAAACACAAGCTGAAAAAGAAGAAAATGAAATGTTCTGGGACACCTATGAAAAGTTCACAACCTTCTTACGAGAGAAAACTAATGTAAGTGTATTACGTGATCCTAAGGCAGAAGCCGATGACTTGATTGCCCGATTCATTCACTTGCATCCAGAAGATGAACATTTTATTATCAGTAGCGATAGTGATTACATCCAACTGATTACAGAAAATGTAAAACAGTACAATGGAATTACTAATCAATTAATTACACTAGATGGTTATTTTGATGACAAGGGTAAACTTGTTAAGGATAAGAAAACAAGTGAACCAAAACTGTTAGGTGATCCACAATTTATCCTCTTCGAAAAATGTATGCGTGGCGACGCTACAGATAACGTATTCAGTGCTTATCCAGGTGTGCGTAGTAAAGGTAGCAAAAACAAAGTTGGATTGATGGAAGCTTATGCTGACCGCAATAAACAAGGCTATTCGTGGAACAACATGATGTTGCAACGCTGGTCTGACCACAATGAAGTAGAACATCGTGTACGTGATGATTATGAACGTAATCGGGTATTGATTGATTTGACTTGTCAGCCAGATGATGTTAAATTATCAGTAGATACGAACATTCGTGAAGGTGTTCGTACAACTGTTACTCCTCAAGTTGGCATTCATTTTATGAAATTTTGTGGTAAATACGAGTTGACTAAGATTAGTGAACAAGCTGATACATATGCAAAATGGTTAAACAATCCTTATAAGGGAAGTTTAGTATGAGTAACAAAGAAGAAACACAATGGGTTCTTGTAGATTGTGTTAGTACATTTAGAAATCGTTATATGGTTGAAGTGCCCGTGGGTGTTGACAACTATGGTAAAGATAAAACATTGTGGGCGTTAGATGCAGTAACAATGCAAGAGGCAAAGGAATTCAGCCAGGAGTACCTTGGCGAACAGATTGTCAGTCATCGTGTAGTTACGTATGATGAGGCATTAGCTTTATCTGATAAGGACAATGATTATACAGTATCATGGGATAATGATACCAAAGTTAAAACCTTTTTTACAACATTGACTGACCAAAAATTATGACCAAACGTATTGGACCTATTACAATTGACAGTGAGACAGCGGATCGTATTACCTTGCTGAATTTAAAAGAATACAAGAGTTATCTCACAAAAGAGTTAACTGCGTGGCGTAAGAACCCGCAGACAGAAGATAATCCAAATGGTGTTTGGTTACACCCTGAGGATGTTACCGGTAATATGGCAGCTATCAATGCACTAAATATAATCATTAAACATTTTAGTGTTGAAGTATGACCTTTACTATTCCTGAAAAGACAATTAGAAAGATACATAATAAAGATCCTGACTTCATTATTGAGGATGGTATAACTATTGCTACACGTGCCGCAATGGAAATCACAAAAGATTGTCCAAAAGAATATATGTTAATTATTGAAAAATGTATTAGTAGTGGCTGGCTTAAACCAGTAGCATATATGAAAGAATCTGAATACATTTGGGAAAAACTAGGAGAATAAAATGAATAGAGATTACAACAACTTACAATACATTTTAAACAAAACACCAGAAGAATTGCATAAGTGGTGGTACTCATTGGATGATGAGGATCAGGCGTATGCTATGGAAATCATTGTAGAATATCGTAAAATGCTAGATGAACCACTAGTAGAGGACTTGTCTTTGGCAAGTAATTTATTAAAACAGTTTATGCTATAATGGCAAGTTTAGCAGAATATTTCAAAGCAAACCGATACTCTGGTAAATATAATATCGGTGATCGTGTTATAGGAAAATGGAATAAAATTCCATTCGTTGGTACTGTGGGTAATGACACACTAATTAATGAGGTTGAAGGACCACGTATTAGTGTGCACCTAGATTTGCCCATTAAATATAAAGATAATATACATCG